TTGTCTCGTGGGCTCGGAGATGTGTATAAAGAGACAGGTAGAACGCTATATTGGTCAAAGACATACTCAACGTTGGTTGATTAAATACATCATGACATTACGTAGTTTACCTATTGCAGAATATAATGTTATTCAGGTATACAACGATATTGTTAAAGATGTTGAATCGATTGCTAAGTTTGAGAAAGTATCTTTAAATGGTTTAGAGAATATTGACAATGTTACTGATACATTGACTTTAAAACAAATGATGGATAAAGAAGACCCATTGGCTCCATTTAACTTACGTGAACGTGAGTTTGAAGAAAAGGATGCTAAAAACCTTTTAGGTTCTTCTTTGTCTTCTGAACTTAAAACTAAGATACTGGAATCTAAAGCCATTGACTTTACCGATTCAGAAACACATATTTTACCGAATATGCTATTAGATTTCTGGATTGAAATGGCGCACAAGAAAACTTATAAAGCTTATATTACGATTACTCATCCTTTAAATGGTGAGACGATTCCATTAAATAGTAAGAATGCTTTATTGCTTTACACTTACGCAGTCTATAAGTTAAATGGTATTAAAGACCCTTGTATTCCAGATTATACCATTGGCTTAGTACCTAATAAGAAAAGACCTACTTTAGAAGAATTAAAGTCTGTTATTCCAGATACGACATTAGTATCGGATAAATGGTTAAATGAATTGATTGAAACTTTCTCTCCTATCCATCCTATTATTAATACGATTGATTTCTACGAGCAAGTTAACGAACAATTCACTCAACTTAATTATTTATTAGATAAAGCTAAGACAGATGAACACTTAGATGCAACCACTTATAAGATTGCTACTGTTTATCAAATGTACCATACTGAGAATGTATCATTTAGAACAGAGACATTAAAAACATTCCCACAATTCATTTCTCAATTATCGTTTGATGAAAAAGGAATGTTAAAACAAGACTGGTTAAAGATTGCTACAGATATTTGGAAGAAGATTACTGGTTTAGATAACATCAATATTAAATCGTTGAATAATACCCATCGCGCTATGGTTGGTTTGATGACTAAGTTGTCTAGTTATTCTGTACACTATATTCGTGAAATTAACGAAACACCATTAATTGCTACTAATTTTAGAAGTCTTAGGATTGATGGTGGTAACAACAAGAAAACCAAACATGTTACTGATTCAGCGTTCAGTAATTATGCTACTGAAATTATCGATGATGATACTGTAGGTAAACAAGATATCTACGAAATCAGTGATGACAATGGTATCCATTCTGACGATGGTGGTATTCGTATCTTTGTTGAATTTAATATTGACCCATCTGTTAAAACATTAGATGACCATCTAACTCGTGCTAATCGCATTAATACAGATAGCTTTGTTCGTGTAGGTTTGTATAACTGGGCGGTAGGTGATGCAATTGAAGGATTAGAAAATCCATTGTCTCTACCTGCTCTACCTGGTATGCAATCTTGGATTAATATGCCAAACGAAATGAAAAGAAAAATCATTGACCAGTTTGGTGGTAATTTGGATTGGTCTGAATACGATAAAGATACTAAGAAAGCCAAAGAAGCGCTGGATTGGAATATTCGTAATAAAGATTTACGTGGTTTAGACTATAACAAATAAACATTAAGCTGAGACGATTACCGAAATGTAGTCGTCTCAGTTATGATGTTCCTACGGAATGATATTCCTACGAATTTTGCAATTAAAATATAAAAGGATAAAATATGGCAACAACTACTATTGTACCTAATAAGCGTACAGTGTTTGAATCGGTTCGTACCATTATTGGTAATGAAAACCAAATCCGTCGTGAATTGGGTTTACCTTACAGTATTACTCCTAATTCTACTTTGAATGAATACCTTAAAATTAACCAAAATGTAAGTCCTCCTTCTACTACTATTCCTACTATTGGTTACTACTGTATTGGCTACGGTGGTATCAGTATGCAAAACTGTACCAATAACCAAGATGTATTGCCTTTCCCTAAAGTTTTCCAACACCGTGCTGACGATACTGGCCTATTTAAAATGGTACCATTCGTTATGCGTGAAATCAATAACGACTTAACTCCTCAAGAACGAGCTAAGTACGCACTGCGTCGTGAAGAAAACTTCAAAGGTGTAAAATACTATGCTTATTATTTAAAGCGTTTGGATTTGTCTCGTACTCAAATCTCTACGCAGATTATTACCAAGCAAGCTGATGGTTCTTTTACCAATACTGAATACACTCCTCGTGACAGTAATCTGAAACCACAACCACAAGAACTGACTGTAGGTGAAGAGAATGTGTTGAAAGCTACTTATGCTCGTTCAGTTGCTCAAGTGCCTGTTAACTTTGGTAAACAAGACGTAGAAGAAATCTATAACGTATTTAATATTCTGCATGGTGACCCAATGACCGCTGTGATTTCAGAAATCGGTTTGGTTTCTGGTATTGATAAGACTGTAGAGGTTGTTACCTCTTCTGGTCGTTCTCAATTTACTGAAGTCATTGCTGCCCAAATCGCCCACATTAACCGTACCATTCAATATCTTGGTGCGAATACTGGTGGTTTTGAATCTATCTTCAACTTAGGTATTAACGAACCTATTTGGAATATCTCTCAAAACCAATAATCTATTTAAGGTTTTATCATGACTTTTGACACCTCTGACTGGGTGTGTAATCTAATGGCTATTGACCCAGGCTCTAGTAGTCTGGGTGTAGCTATATACGAATTAAACTTGAAGACTTTTGATATTATTCGGACTACAGCATTTACTGTACATGCTACTGGATTATCCCAATATTCAAAACACGCAAGTAATCAATATGGTGATAGGTTCGCACGCTTTGCTGCAATGGAAAATGAATTAATGGAGTTATTTGAATCCATTCGTCCATCTATTGTTATTTGCGAATCTCCATTCTTTAGTAGATTCACACCCTCTGCATTCTCTGTATTAACAGAACTGGTTTCCATTATTCAGAAGACATTGTTTGATTTCAATAATCAAATACCATTCTTTAAAGTAGACCCACCGACTGCTAAAAAAGCCATTGGTGCTAAAGGTAATGCTAAAAAAGACGATATGACTATCGCATTAGAAAAAGTAGCTGATAAGTTAAAGTTGGTTAATCCTGTAACCGAGTTAGACGAACACGCTGTTGACGCTTGTGCGATTGGATATCATGGTTATAAAAAATATGTCTTAGATGGTGGGTTAAATGGGAAATAAAATATATCTAGGTATCCTAGCATCTATTCGCGTAGGATATAAAAGAAACAAAGATAACTTGATTTATTTCTTTACTTTACTTATTATCTTTTTACTTTGTGCTGTTATTGCTGAGAGGACTTTAAAGATTGCTCGTTATAGTAATCAAATTGAAAGATATAAAAACGAGAGTGAAGTAAGTAACGAATCAAGAATTAAATTATACGAAATTATCCGCTCGGGAGAAAAACCGAGTTATTTAGATGAATATACGGGAGAAGATAATGGCCGTTAGAAATTCAGAAATGATTACTAAGGGTCTAAAGAACATTCGTAATGATTTTGTATTAAGTAATAGAAAAGAAGACGATGCTGGTTTAACTCGTCTGATTGAAGAGTATAATACTATCGCTAAGAAGAACTCTAATTATCCTGATATAACTGGTGAGATGACTGGTAAGGATATTAAAGAAGCCATTAATAAAATGACATTTGAAGAACAGATGATTGTGATTTATGGTTATCTTTGTGGTTCTGGTAAGGTAAATGAAATACTCGACTACGAGCAAGAAGTCAAGAAGTTTAGAATTAACTTTCTGTGGTGGGCTGGTTATGCTTTCCTATTCTTGTTTATTGCTGTTATTGGTGGTGTAATTACTGCTGGTATTATTAGGAATGATATTAATACTAATGAATTACTGAGAATCTTTATGTCTTTAGTAAACAAAATTACAGATATCTGGTTTACAGGTAAACCAGTCGTTGAATAAAAAGGATTAAACTCATGGGTTTATTTGATTTAAATTTCGCTAGTATTTCTCGAGAAGCTGCTGAACAAATGGCTGACCAAGAAACTGAGCAAAAACTAAATGAAGAAATTGAGAATGTCGGTAAGGCAGTACGTGAAAAAGAACATACTGTATATGCTCGTATTCTTGATTTCTCTCAACTTAAAAAAGCGGATAAAGCTGAGATTCAAGAGCAGTACATTATCCCTGTTGAGCGTACTGAAGAGAATCGAGGTAGTGGTAAAATCCGTATCCGTAAAGTAACTTCACGCAGTGGTGATGTACGTTACGAACTGACTACTAAATCTGATGTTAAAGAAGGTAAGATTGAAGTTACTGTTCCTACTACTGAAGAGAACTTTATTCAGTTTAAAGTAATGGCTTCTGTTTCTATGTTCAAACACCGCTATACTTTTACAGATGAAGGTAGTGGTTTGAAATGGGAAGTAGATGCTGTTCCTGATGGCAATGGTGGTTACTATCCTTGGGTACGTGCTGAAATCGAAGTAAAAGATTTGAAAGATAAAGTACCTGAATTCCCTATTAAAACAGAAGAGATTATTTATCCTCCTGAGTTATCTGAAACTTCTGAAGAAGAATACAAAGAAAAAACGGATAAATTAAACAGTCGTTTCTTTGTTAAAGGTAATGTTTATCTGGATGACAATAATACTCAAAACAATACTGAGTTAAAAGGTGATGCAGATAAAGTAGTAGAAACTAAACCTGATACAGAAGATACACCAGATGCAGATGAAGCGGATAAAGAGAAAGACGCTAAGGCAACTCTCTCTGTAGATAACATCACCGATGATAAAGACAAGGCTGAGAAAGTAGAAACACGTGGTGAACAAATTAAAGAAGCCCGTGAAGAAGTCGAAGGACCTGATGAAGATTCTGAAGAAGGTAATGATGAATCTAGCGATGAATCTGACGAAGAATCCGAATCTGATGAAGGTGAGGGTGAGTCTGAAGGTGAAGAAGAATCTGGTAAAGAAGATAAAGGTGAAAAAGAAGGTGGTGAAGAACCTGGTTGGGATGAACCTGCTAAAGACGATAAAGAAGTCTCTAAAGAATCGTTTGACAACTATGGTAAAAACTACGACAATAATGGTCAAGTAGACATTAATGGTATTGTAGAAGTCTCTACTGAAACTGAAGAACAACCTACTGGTATAGCAGATGAAACATTTAATTTCATCACCAGTGAAATCTCTCAAGAAATGAGAAAGTAAATTGATTAAGTAGCTACACTACGCAGGGGAATCCCCTGCGTAGTGTAGTATTTTTTATCTATATATTATTAATGTGATATATCTTTATAAAGGAAACTTTATGTTTGAAGGCTTATTTACTGTTAGTAGTATAAGTGTTATTCTCTACTGTCTACTAGCGTTCATGGTTACATCTTCCATGATTAAGATACTTTTAATGGTATCTGGTGGAATTACTATTACAAGAGAGAATGATAGGGTATATGGTAATTTTAGACTAGATACCTTATTACCAGTACTTATTGTTATAAGTGCTATTATTGGTTTATTTATTATTGGTTTTATTCGCTTAGGTTATAGTGTAAGCCAAGACCAATTGTTAATTACAATTATTTCATTTCTTTTCTTACGTAAGATGACTGGTGTTAATGATGAGAATTCAGATGAATCTTTTCACGATAATCTTTACGTCTATGTATTTGCACCTATAAAGATGTTGACAATTGCTGTTATTCATTTTCTAACATTAGGCTTATTTAGAGCGACAGTGATTGAGTATAAGATGACTCATGACTATATTGGTGAAATCCGTTTGAATGATGGTGAGCCTTTAAATGCATTCTACAATGAGTTACTAAATGACCTTGGTGATTTAATGTATACGTTTTGTTTAATTCGTATTATTGATCCTAAGTTTAAAGAAGACCCATTTGGTGCATTAATGTTCTATCCAGGTGTACTATACCTTTATGTATTGTTACCTATTAAGATTGTCGTTATTGCTATTCTTAATATTTGTACTTTCGGTATGTCAAATATCGTTAAGTGTGAATGTGAGATTATTACTAACTGGGTATCTTATACTCATTTTAATAATTCTGTTAGTAACTTCTTAATTAAGTTATGTAATGGATTTACTTATATCATGTTACCATTAGCTAATGATGTTTCGACTATTATTAGTCAAAGGGAAGATATATTATCCTTATATAACCAAGTTAAGGTTTTACCAGAGAATACAATCGGTAAACCTAAAAATCTTAAAGAATACGCTTCTTTATTAGAAGCATTTGAAAAACAAAATTAATCACGGAGATTCTCAAAATGGAATTTATTACTAACCTATTCTCAAATCTTGATTTAATTAAACTATCGTATACATTCGGTGGATTGTTGTTTACCTTTACAGTAGCTAAGTTATTTTATATTAACTTTGGTTTAATAGAAAAAGACAGTCCAATATATAAGGTTGTTTTATTTAATCTTTACTTAGTTGCAATGGGTGTTTGTTATGGTAAATGTGGTGAGTTATTACCAGAACAAAGTCAACCTAATACTGATGAGAAGTTATTTGCATTAGTTGTATTGGGTATTATTGTTGGTATTTCATCATGGAGAAAAACAAATAGTATAAATGCTTATCGACGACAATTCTTTGCAAATATTTGGGCACCTATTAAATTAACTGTTTTATTTATTGTCAGTGTCTTTACATTTGGTTTGTTTAGTTTCATTATGTTTGAGTATACAATTACCGCGCTTGGCATGAGAAAAGCAAACCACTTCTATCGTCTTAATTCTGTATTGATTGCTTATTGTAATATGCTTTCTAGAACTATGGTGGTTATCCATATGCCACTATTAGAACAAACTGAAGAAAAAGGTAAGTTATTATTTAAACAACGTTTAAGTGATCTCCTTATCGTTAAAGAGGATAGTCTTGGTAGACCTGAAACTTTAAGTGAAGTCATTGAAGCCATGGATAAGAGATTAGCGGAACTTAAAAAGACAGGTAAAGAATTGGATAAGAAGTTAGATAAGGTTCTTGTCAGTATTGTTAAAGATGAAGACTCTGAAGATAAACCTTAAAGACATATTAGTTTATTAAGCTATTCAGATACACTACCTGTAATGGGTAGTGTATCTAGTAGTTTTATGTGTTATTTATTTTTTATTTAATTTAGAACCTATATTATTAAAATGATGAAGAATATTTAACATTGTTATTTTATCTATATGAAAAATAACTTTCTTATACAAGGAACAACATAAGGAATAACAACATGAAAAGTATCATGATTGTGGAATCTCCCAATAAGGTAAAGCTTATTGGTAAATTTGTACGTCCACTCAATATTCAAGTAATGGCTTCTATTGGCCATGTACGTGGTTTAGATATCTCTATTAAAAATAAAGGTGCTATTGAAGTTAATAATGGTTTTAAACAACACTTTTGTTTAAATAAGAATAATGCTAAGAATACTAAAGAACTTTTAAATAAATGTAAAAGTGCAGACGTTGTTTATCTGGCGACTGACCCTGATACAGAAGGTGAAGGTATTAGCTGGCATTTAAAAGAATTGATTCGTGGTGTCAATAAAAACTGTGAATTTAAACGCGTAACTTTTAACGAGATTACAGAGAAACATGTACTGGAGTATATTAAGAATCCTCGTACTATTGACCAAAATAAAGTAGATTCTCATTTTGGTCGTTCTGTATCTGATTATCTTTATGGTTTTTATGTTTCTCCTCTTTTGTGGAAAGTATTAACACCTGGTTTATCAGCAGGTCGAGTACAGTCTCCTGCATTACGTTTGATTGTAGAAAGAGAACAAGAGATTCGTAAGTTTGTTCCTACTACTTATTGGACAATGACCGTATTTGGTAATAAGGATAATATTACTTTCCCTGCTAAGTTAGTACGTGTAGGTGATGTTAACTTAGGTAAATTGTCTTTTGAAGAATCTTCATTTCCTAAAGATGTTGTAGAGGGTTATAAAGACACCATTACTCAGTATATTGGTAAAGGTGAGAAGCTATTGGTTTCTGATGTAAAACGTGGTAAGAAATCAGTTAAACCTAAAGCACCTTATCGTACTTCTACTTTACAACAAGACGCTGTACGTAAATTAGGTTGGACGACTACACGTGTCATGCAAACAGCACAGAAGTTGTTTGAAGGTGATGGTAAATCTGACCATGGTTATATTACCTATATGCGTACTGACTCTACTGCTTTAAGTCAAGAAGCATTGGATAATATCTTTGCATTTGGTCGGGATAACTATAAACAATACATGTCTGAA